CAGGAAGTTGGCGTAGGAGATCTTCGAGTTGCCGATCAGGTCGGTGGGCCAGATGATTGTGGTTAAGAGGCAGGCCGTGTGGTTCTCCAACGCGTTGACGGACGAGTCCGACATCGCGGCGTATCTCACCTCCCAGCTCACCAACGACTCCACCAAGGACCAGTTCTCGACGAACTCCATCTACTGCCCCGAGTTCAAGGTCGACTTCCAGATCCTCATGGACGAGATCTACTACGGAAATTTGTTCAACGTCTACCACGGGTTCCGGTCCCACAGGGACAAGGAGGTCATGACCAAGATCATGGCCGTGGAGGACGTGTACCGGGAGAACGTGGCCAAGAGGACGGTGACCAAGGATTGGTCGGACATCTTCTACGAGAAGGACCGGTTCTGCACGTTCCACCCGGACTTCATCCGGAGGGCCTTCGAGTTCTACTTGGACAAGGACGAGAACAAGGCCGTCGTCGAGAGGGCGTGCCTGAAGATGCTAACCTTCGGGGTCAACAAGCTGTTGAAGATGACGAGGTCGGTGGTGGCCGTGAGGGACGATTTCGAGCCCTTCTTGAGGATGTCCTCCGGTTCCTTCAACGAGAAGGTCACCGTCCTGGAGGCGATATTCGAGCAGATAACGTCACTCTCGGAGACCAAGCTAGCGGCCATCAACTCCGCGGTGGACGAGTTCTTCGCGATCTTCACGACCTTCAACAAGCCCCAGCACGGGAAGGGCAGGGAGATCCTGATCCAGTCCATCATGACCCGGATCTTGACTACCCTGATGAACATCTTCTTCGAGGAGCTCTGCAAGGCGCACCCGAAGGACATGACGACGAAGGAGGTCAAGAAGCGGGAGCTCCAGTCGTCGATCGGCTTGCAGTACCACAACGAGGCGACGGAGGCCAACGCGAACTCCTTGGACTGGGCAGCGCTCTCCGTGTCCCTCAACTCAGACGCCTCGAAGTGGGCCCAGGCCTTGGTCATGATGACGTTCTCCTACATGTTCGACACAGAGAACTACGAGTTCCCGAGCGGGATCAAGCGGTTTATGATCAAGATGTTCTGCGGGTACTCGAACAAGTTCATCTACATCCCGGACACCATCAAGAAGAAGCTGGACACCTGGTCGTGGGAGATGATCAACGAGGACGAGACCATGAAGAACGTCAAGAGGTACTCCACCGCCACGGGCCTGATGCTCATCAGGTCCGGGATGGGCCAGGGGAACCTCCAGCACGGAAGCGGCTTCATGCACTGCATCGTGGACGACTACTCGGACCACTTGAGCACCAGGATAGCCTCGAAGCTGGGGTTCACGTTCAGGTCCACTACCTTGCTCAGCTCGGACGACAGTACCAAGATGTCGGTGTTGATGTTCGACAAGTCCAGGGCCGACAGCCAGTCCATCTCGGCCATGGTGGCCATCTGGGCCGACTTGTACACGAGCATCCGGAAGCTCGCGAACATCCACATCAACTGGAAGAAGACCGCCTTGCAGATGATCATCACGGAGTTCAACTCCGTCTTCACGTTGCTGAAGAGGATGTACGTCGCCTCCATCAAAGACGCGTACTCCTCCGTGGTCATCCCGGATTTGTCCAGGCCGGAGGAGGCGGTCAAGGAGGTGCTGCCGAACGTGAGGAGGCTGCTCGACGCCGGCTGCTACCTGCCGACCATCGAGTTAGCGCTCAAGCTGAACAGGGAGAACTTGAAGAAATGGTACGGGATCGACGACTTGACGGAGACGACCATCTCTGGGATGCTGAGGTGCGACCCGGAGAGGTTGCCCTTCCACTTGGGCTTCGTGCCGACCACGATGGTCATCGAGACGCTCCTCTACGGCCCGGAGATACACATGGCGAAGGCGTCCGGGATGCTGTTGAAGTTCTACCAGTCCATCTACACCTTGCAGAAGATGGAGACCCTGGTGGAGGACCTGGACACCGAGGCGAACTCGAAGCTGACACTGGAG